TAATATGAATGCGCAAACTTTCATCGCCAACGCTCCCGCCGGCATCAAAGAAGTCCTTGAAGAAGGACAGAAGCAGGTGGAAGCAACCCGCAACGCTTTGATCACCCGGATCGAAGCCAATGAAAAGAACGTGTTCACAAATGAACAGCTGCTCGGCAAGACCATCGATGACCTGAAATCGATTGCTGCGTTGGCTGTGAATGAAGAGGAGCCGATTCCAAGCACGGACTTCTCTGGGCAGAATCCGGTCGTGGATAATTCCAACGGCCACAACGAAGTGCCGCTGGAAGCGGTTGTGATGAACTTTGACCAAAAAGGTTGAGTCAGTATTTTACTGAATCAGAACAAACAACGATAACGAATAGAATAGGAAAGGAATAGTCAAATGGCAAACACAATTCAGATTGATGGACGGGCAGATAGTTTCGTCCTAGATGAAGTTGCAGCGAATGCTGCAATCAACCCCGGCAACATTGTCGAGTTGATGAGCACAGGTAAAGTCCGCAAGCACTCTACCGAAGGAGGCTTTGCGCAGGTTATGGTTGCTGCGGAAGATGCTTTGCAAGGGGACACCACGACCGATGCATATGCGGAAGATGACATCGTTCAGTGCCACATCGAAAGACGCGGCACGAGATTTCAAGGACTTCTCAAAGCTGGTGAGAACGTTGTGAAGGGTGAAGCCCTTGTATCTGATGGAGCGGGTCGCTTGATCGCAGCTTCCAGCATGACTTCGGGTAACAACTCGAATCAGATTATCGCGTTTGCCACGGCGGCACTCGATCTATCTGAAAGTGGTGCAATAGATACATTGACCGTTGTGCGTGCTGCGTAGTTTTGCAACGGTTTTAGGCTAATAAAAACAGGTACAAGATAACCGAAAGGAAACAGACAAATGGACTTTTTTATGAATGGATCAGCTGTTGGCCAAGTAGCTCAAACACTACTCGCTAACAATTTCGATACCAATGTGCTTCGTCCGTACATTGGCTCTGATGGAAGGACGTATATCACCCAGAACGTAAATGGCAAAGCCATTGCAGTTCCCGTAGCGAACGCAACCGCAACACTTCGCAAAGACGATTGGAAGATACTTGATGAAGCAATCGTCAAGGTCGCCAAACCTCGTTTGAAGTTTGTTGGTGAACTCCGCTCGCGTGGGCTGTCTTACAACATTCCAAATGGAATGGGCAAGACAGTTCTGGAAACCGAAACGATGAGCGACATCACCGATGCCGCCATCTCGATGGATGGCCTCCGCACCTCCGAAGGTGATCGTCCAGTATTCGAGCTGACGAACTTGCCCCTGCCAATCATCCATAAGGATTTTCACTACTCGTCACGGCAGATCGCTGCCTCGCGGAATGGTGGAAGCCCGTTGGATACAACCACCGCAGAACTCGCAGCAAGAAAAGTTGCCGAGCAGGTTGAAAAATTGGCTCTTGGTAGAGTCGATGATTACACTTATGGTGGTGGAACGATTTATGGCCTCAGTAACTATACGAACAACCTCACCAAGACGCTGACTACTCCGGTAGGTGCGTCAACTGTTGGTGCGACGTTGGTTGCCGAAGTATTGGCCATGCGAGAACAGGCTCGAGCCGTGTACCACTATGGCCCTTGGATGATCTTCCACGCTCCCAACTGGGACACGTATCTGGATGATGATTTCAAAGCTGCCTCGGACATCACTGTTCGAGAACGCTTGGAGAAGATCCCGGATATCATGGGTGTCCAGACCGTGGACTACCTCCAGAATTATGATCTTGCCCTTGTCCAGATGACCTCGGACGTTGTCCGTGAAGTTATCGGGATGGAAATGACGACGGTTCAGTGGGAGTCCAGTGGTGGCCTTCAGCAGAACTTCAAAGTCATGACGATCATGGTTCCGCAGTATCGTGCTGACCAAAACAGCAATACCGGAATCGTGTATGGGTCGATCTAATTCCACGGATCACCTTTGCTTGATATTGGTGTGTCATAGCGAATGGGTCAGGGTCTGGCCGTCCTGACCCATTCGGTTCAAAATTCAACAGGCCAGAGGAGACCAAGAAATGACTGATTTGAAAGACACAAAAAAGAAGATTCGCTATTTTATTTTCAAGCACGCAAAATCAGGTGCTCACGTTGAAGGTTCTGAAACGTACAAGCCCGGTGACCGTGTTCCCAGTACGGAAGATCTTGCCCGATTGTTTCCTCACAAGTTCCAATTGGCATCTTCAGATTTAGACACTTCACCACCACTCGTTCCACCGAAAGCAGGGGAGAAGAAAAAAGTTGACACGCAGAAAAAGTTGGTTGAAGTGACCAGTATCCTCGGAGAAAACATCACCTTCAAATACAAAGAAGCTGTTGACGCAAACGTGCTTGTTTTGAAACTTGGCAAAGGTGCCCAGACTCGCTACAATGTAGCAGATGCGGATAATCCCGAAATACCACTGACAAAAGTTCCGATGAAGAAAGCAGAAATGGAAGAATTTTTGGCGTCACTGGAATAATTATGAGATGGATACCAGAAACATGGTGGGAGGGTGAAGACGTCATCATCATAGGTGGCGGTGATTCTCTTCGTGGATTTGAATGGGAGCGTTTGCACAATCACCGAACCCTTGGTTGTAATGATGCTTACCAGTTGGGTGAAGAAGTTTGTGATGCCGTGGTATTCGGTGATATGAAATGGTACAGCCCTCACCAGCAATACTTGCAGCATTTCCAGAACCCTGTTTTCTCAAACCAACCCTCTCTCCATGTCGGTTCACCCGATTGGCTTCGCACGCTTCCTCGGGAGAAGAAAGGACTTCATCACGAAGCTCTTGGCTGGGGGGGTAACACCGGTTGCGTTGCCGTGAACTTGGCTTTGATTCTTGGAGCAGCTCGCGTGTTCCTTCTCGGTTTTGATATGAAAATGGGAGAAGATAAAAAACACAATTGGCATAATGAAAATTTGAGCAATCCAACTTCGGAAGCATATTTGCGATTTGCTAAAGGCTTCCAAGCGATTGCGAATGATTTGGAAAATGAATTTCCCGGTAGAGATATTATCAATCTTGGTCCTGATTCTGATTTGGATGTGTTTCCAAAAATGGATTTGGATTTACACTTAGGAGACTGAAATGGCAAACGGTGACGGACAAGGCCCACGAGACGGTTCTTATCAAAAGAAACAAACAGATTCAAAAGGCAAGAAACAACTAACAGGAAAGCCATGCCCCGTTCAACCTAAGAAGTAGGTTGGAAAAAAGGCTTCCCAAGAAAGAGGAGACTTGACATGTATAAAATGATTTTAGTTTTGGTTTTGGCATTAACATTCCTCGGCAGCTTCTCTGGCTGCAGTGGAATTCAAGCAACACCCTGTATGACGAAGAAGATCGAAGTGAATGCAACGATGGCGATGGCGAGGTTGGATAAAGAACAAACCCCGGAAGCTGCTAAGACTGGTTTGGTATTGAATGCTGCTGTATTTTCTGAGTACCACGAGAAGTCTACCATCAATCTATTTGCCTATTGGTTTGATATGGAGAAGCAGATTTTTTGCACTGCCACGTACTACACACTATTGGACAAGGCTTCGATCGCATCCGCTACCGTGGTGAAAAATATAAAGGAACTGGACGACAAAGCACTGACGGATAATTATATTGAAACGAATAAATGGTTAGTGCAAACAAATGATGGACTCAAAGGCAGCGACATTCGCAGGTAGCTTTCAATATAACCGCAAACGATGAAAGTCCTTTCCTTTTGCAACACAAACAGGAGACAACTAAGAATGACCGAAACAAGAATATCAATGGAAGAACTTCAAAGACAAAGCCAAAGGGCTTTCGGCAGATTTTCTTAATGCGTATGGCCCTTCGATCCTCGCTATGAGTAATCAAGAGATCATCAACTTGATTGAGCTAATCGCGTCCGGGAAAGAACTGGAAGCGTGGGGACTGGTTCTGGAACAGAAAAAGGGAGCGGATCTTTTGGCAGAAATGAAAGCCATCACCGCTGCTTTTAACGATGCCAATCAAGACAACGCAGAATCAATTGCGTTGCAGAAATCCGCAATCACCGCTCTTATGAAAGGGGTGTTAGCCATAGCACTGATCGCGGTGGGGCTTTAACTTAATTGCAGTCTGGAAGATTATTGGAAGGATGTGGATCGTGGACAAGAAACAATTGATAAAATGGATCATCGCGTCAACCGCAAGAGGGCTGGCGTTCGTGCTCGTTAGTTGGCTCGGAATGTCGGCAGCTTCTTCCCAAGAAACAGCCGGGCAGATAGCCAGTGGTGCTGGAGCAGTAGTGGTGGCGATTATTTCGATCGTCACTAGCGTCAAAGGTCGTAAAAAGATTCTGGCTGAAACGCCACCGGAGAAAAAGTAACCATGGCAGCTCGAACAACATTTGCTGCGGTGTCTTTGATCATAGAAGTTGATGCCACTGTATCCACGGATCTTGCACCTTTCATCGAGATAGCGAATCTGATGGTGACGGACGTATGCAACGTCACCGATTATTCCGTTGCCAAGTTGGAACTGATCGAGCGTTGGCTGACGGCTCATTTCTACGCAATACGGGATCCACGTACTGAAACTGAAAAGGCAGGCGAGGTCAGCCAGAAGTTTTTAGGCAAGGTCGATCTTGCTCTGGATCAAACTCGCTACGGTCAACAAGCGATGCTCATCGACACAGAAGGAGCGTTGGCAGCATTGAGCGGTCGGATAAAAAAAGGCAAAGTCAAAATAACACCGGGAGTTTCTTGGTCTGGAACTACTGATTGGGATGAGAATAATAATTTATGAGTATCATAACGAAAATGCTGAAACAGAATTGCGTATACTGGGGGCCTCCCGTATTGGATGGCGATGGTGGTTCTACATTTCCAACTGGCGTTGCAGTTAAATGTCGGTGGACGAATGTTGCCGGAGAAGTCCCGGATGCTCGTGACGTTTCTGAAATGGCTTCTCACGAAATCTATGTTGCATCGGATGTCGTCATTGGTGGTTACGTTTATCTTGGGGCGTTGGCTGCTGTTGATGCAGGAGCAACCAGTCCTCTCGATACCGATGGAGCTGCAAAGATAAAAGGCTTCAAGAAGATGCCCAACTTCAAAGCAACAGAATTTTTGAGGCGGGTGGCTGTATGAAAAAAACAGGAACATTCAAACTCACTGGATTAAATGAAGTCAACCGGAATCTTAGGATTGTTGCGGGTAGGATGAAAATCAACGCTCACGCAGCTCTGACAGAAACTGTTGTAACGATCCAAAGAGAGTCGATGAAAAGAACTCCTATTGACACAAGCAATCTTGAGAATAGCCATCGATCAAAAGTTTGGAAAACAGCGAGTGGCGTCTATGGGATCATTTGGATCCTCGCGTCATACGGTTTGTTTGTGCATGAGGCTCCTCCCAGTACGAATTTCCAATCCAAATGGCCTCGAGGTCGGAAGTATTTGGAAAGAGGTATTACAGACAACATCGTAAAGATCAAAGCAAATATCTTGAAGTGGATGAGGTTATTTTGATGGTTGATAATTGGGATTCAACAACTTGGCCAGTAGACCACGCATCTCCAGTCGAAGCCGATAAGCTAGTGTGGTATCCTGCAGCGAGGATCGTTCGAGCGTACCTCATTGAACAGACAGTGGGGGTTGCCTATAACGCAGCTACCGATTGGTCTATCTGCACAGCAGAACAATTAGATGATCCCAAAAACTTGATAACGATTTACGACGAAGCAGATCAGATCCGATTCGAGTCTTTGTCGAGCGGCAAACAAAACGATCCTGTCATTTCCATTCACGTCCGATCGGTCAAGCAAGATGTTGGTTTGTACAAAGCCAAACGCATTCAGCAAGTGATAGATAAGATCAACGGTTGGACGTGGGCCGGGACTGGTGACGTGGATTTTGATCAAACAATAGTAGTGAATTCATCAGAGCGACAACGCGGAGTGTTTCCAATAGGTCGTGATGAAAATAATTTATGGGTATTCAATTTGGAATACTCACTTGTTATCAAAAGCATAACTTGAGAAGGAGTTACACATGAAAGCTGCAACACTGAAAGACGGAAAAGGCGCAACAATAACTTTTGGGGATCACCCAAACTTGATGTTGTATATTGATCCTACAAGTTTGACACCGCCCGGAATGGAAGGTGGGGATCCTATCGACACCACTTCGTTGTCAAACACTTCGTACAAGACGAAGTATCCTCAGTCACTGATGGAAATGACCAACGGAAGTTTCACCGCTGCTTACGATCCTGATTCTCAGGATGAAGCATATGCTGCGATAAATGATAACAACCTCATCACGTTTACATTCCCGGACGGAATGGCCGTGGGAGTTTACGGTTATCTGAAATCGTTTGTTCCCGGTGAACTTGTGGTTGGTGAGATGCCGACTGCCGAATGCGAAATCGTCATCACACTCGAGAACCCAGACACGAACGTTGAAACGGCTCCCGATTGGACAGCCGGTTCTGCGTAGTCAATTGTTTTGAAAACTGAAAACTGAAAACTGAAGGAGACCAAAAATGCAAGAGTTTGAAAGTGTGTTAAAAAAAGAAGAAGTTAGGATTGACGGCGTGTTGTATGAACTTCGTGAGATGACCACGAACAGCAACAGTCATTATCTCCTCGCTTTGAATCGTACTATGGATGTGTCCGTGCAGGGCACTGGTGAGTACGATGACAAGGGAAGAGAGTTTATGCAAAAGAAAATGGCGGTTCTGGATTTCGGTGGTGCTCGTAAGGAGCTTTTATGTGCCTGTATGTATCGGATGGAAGATGAGAAGAGTATACCTGTCACATTATCCGACATCGGACAATGGGGCACATTACTTATGAGCAAGTTGGCAAAGATAGCATCGGATCTGAATGATCTCGAAGATCCCGAAGATTTAGAGGACGCCGAAAAAAACTAAATAGGGGCGGTTTGTTTTGGTGTAAGTATGCGGAAGCAGTAGGCACACCCATACATGTACTACAACAAACCGCTCCGCTGACGGAAGTGCGGTTGTGGCGAACTTATTTTGCTACGCAGTACAAACGCCATGACAAGATTGATTGGTATCTTGCCCAGATTGCAATGAAGATTGAACAAGCTGCTTGCGCAAAGAAAAAAGTTTTCAAAGTTCGTGATTTTCTTCTCACGTTTGGTGAGGAAGAAGAGAAGGAACCGTTGTCTTTGGAAGAGCAAAAGAACTGGGTTCGTAAGTGGATACAGGCATCCAGTGCTGCTTACAAGTTGGTTAGTGCAACTAATAAACCAAGAAAGAAAAAACGATGATCCCAAAATCACTAGGACATATGTCAGCATCCATCGGGATAGACACCAAACGATTTGATGTAGGGATGGCACATGTAAATAAAAAGTTGACCCAATCTTCCAAGCATCTTCGTAAATGGGGCAAGAGTTTTTCTTTATATCTTTCGGCTCCTATTGGAATCGCATTAGGTTTAGCGGGAAGAAGTCTTTTCAAATTCCAAGATGAAATGACCAAGTCCACATCTATTATGGTTGGTATGACTCAGGAACTCCGGGCAGAGATGGAAATGACAGCCCGGCACATAGCAAAAAATTCTATCACTCCTGTTGCGGAACTTGCTGAAAGTTATTACTTTTTGGCTTCGGCAGGTATGGACGCAGCAGCAAGTATGAAAGCCTTGCCACTTGTCGAGAAGTTCGCTGTTGCTGGTGCCTTCGATATGGCCACTGCAACGGATCTTCTTACTGATGCCCAGAAGGCAATGGGGCTGTCTTCCAAAGATGCGGAGAAGAACTTGGTATCATTGACTCGAGTGAGTGATCTTTTGCTACAAGCTAACATTCTTGATAACGCGAGCACACGGCAGTTCGCGGAAGCCCTCACTTCAGATGCTGCTGTTGCAGCTCGGGGGTTCGGAGCGGATCTTGAAACCACGCTGGCGGTTTTGGCTGCTTATGCGGGTGTTGGTAAGAAGGGTGCAGAAGCTGGTAACTTATTGGGTCGTGGGTTCCGTTTGTTAAAAAAAGCAGCTGGGGATCACGCTGATGTGTTTGAGAAAATGAACATCAGGGTGATTGATAAAGCAACAGGGAAATACAACAATTTCATAGACATTGTCAAGGACATGGAAGAGTCTTTCAAGGGATTGACAAAACCGGAGATAGCAGAGGCATTGAAAAAACTCGGGTTCAGGGCATTGGCTCAGAAATCGATCACTCCTTTGATCGGGATGTCTACGCAGATGGAGAAGTATCGAAAAACGATGATGCAGACGGGAGACTTGACAGAAAGTGTTTACAAAAAGCAAATGGCTTCTCCCATCGCCACAATAAAGGTGTTCAAAAATAAGTTGGTGGACATAGGTATGACGATGGTTGATACATTACTTCCGGCAGTAATTGGTATCGGTAAAGTTTTTGATTGGCTTGTTACGAAATGGAACGCGTTGAGTGCTCCTGCTCAAAAAACAATATCATGGATCATAGGGATTACTGCAGTCATCGGCCCGTTGATGCTTGCCCTTTCCGCACTCGCTGCCCATCCGGTTGTTTTTGCTTTCATTGCTATTGCCGCTTTGGCTGCTGCAGTCGTGATTGCATTTGACGATGCTGCTGGGAGTGTGGAGAATCTAATAAACAAACTCACAGGACTTGTCAAAGTAAAAGATGCGGCAAGGTCTGGGGATCTCAAAGATTACAAACGACTGAAAGAACTAGGCAAACGAAACAAATTGAATAACGCGGAGATGAACGAAGCGAAAAAACTCATTGGTGGATTGAGTAGCAAATATGGTTTCTTGGGCATAAGTATAGACAGATATAACAAGAAGATTGAAGGATCAGCGGGCAGTGATTCTCTGTTGTATAAAGGCATGGGGGAAAATAGAATGGATGAGTTGAAAAAACAGCAAGAAGAAGCGGACAGAAACATAAAGAAAATGACTGGTGATGATTATGATAAGGGCGGTGACCCAGACGCTTATGCGTCGAAGCTCAGTGCCCAATATAAGATAGCACAGAAAGCATTCGCTCTTCGCAGGGAGCTTGAAACCGCGATGAAAAATGGAACCGTTACGGAATCAATGGTGACGGGTGGTTTAGGGGCTTCAGAAGAAGCAAAAAATAAGGCCTTGTCGAGAAAGACCGGAGAACGTTTGGTTGCTACGTCATCTTTGTCTCATCGATTGAGAGTGGCAGAACTTAATTCAATTGAAGATAAGTATGATCGTGAAAGTAAACTCCTCGATAACAAACATGCTTACGAACTTCAGAAAGCCAAAGAAGCCAAAGAAGGATTGTCGAAGGTCGATGAAGCCCTGGTTGTCAAACGTCAGAATCTTGAGAAAGATGCTTTGATAAAGGAAGCGAAAAAAGAAAAAAGCAAGCTGATTGAGCAGGCCAGTGGCTTCGAGAAAAGTGCAATACAAAGACTCGAACAATTCAAAATTAGCAAGATGAAAAACGAGGCTGCCCGCAAAAAAGCGGCTATCAGAAGTGCCTTTGCTTTCGAGTTGGAACAAAGAAAAACCAGTGGACGTGTTGCCTCGGCAGCAGAACTCAAAGCAGCAGAAGATTTGAGGGATGCCAAACTCAAAGCAGTTGATGATGAGGTGAAGAAGAAAGCAGATACGGCCATACAAGATAAAGGCAATTTGGCTTCTCTTGTAGAAAAAGGATCCGCAGCAGCTTACACTGCGATCGTGCACGCAAAAGACGCACCCGCAAAAGAGACAGCAAAGAATACAAAAGAAATGGCAGTGGTTCTTAAAAAGATAGGAAAAGACTTGGGATCAAATACAACACCACCAGTAGCCAACTTAGGTTTGGCATAGGAGTGCATGAATGTCTTTTGTCATAAAATATAGTAGTCCGAAGCTGACTAAAAGTTCTCCTCTTGGCCAGGATCGAACATACCAAATGGATTTCCAAATTAAGTCCTCGGTGGCTTCAACTATTGGGGCTGTGACTTCTGAATTGATTGCTTCTCTTCCAGCCGATCTCACAACATACGGGGATGCAAATGCCTCATTAGAAACTTTTACTGTTGATGCTCTTGAAGAAGGATCCGCAATGATCCTATTCGGTGGTGCTGCAACTTACGAAAAAAAGGAATCATCCAATTCTAATCAAGATGAAAACTCATCCACAGAAGTCAAAATTACTTTCGGTCAAAACACATATGAAAAAGTAATGTATTCTGCAAGGAATGCAGACAATAAAAAAGTCGCTGTTTTGAATTCAGCAGGAGCACGATTTGGGGAACCTTTGATAGAGTATGAAAAGCGATTGGTCATACACGTCGCCAAATCGTATAGCAAGTCAGTAATCAATCCGGCTTCATTTCAGAAATACTTCAATTCAGTCAATCTCAATTCTTTGCGTATTGCCAGCGTTCCTATCACTAAAAGAGGAGGTCATCTGCTTTCGATCTCACCCGTAGTCCAGAGATTGCCAGATGCTGATTACCAATGGCGTATCACTTACGAGATTGCAGTCAAAGGCAATGGCGAAACTTATGACAGAGAGATTTTGGATCAAGGATTTTACTATTTGGAACTCATCAGCGGTTCCGAAAATGCAGAGGCAATCGTGGCTAATCCAAATGGATTCGTGATGAGGACTTCTGCTGAAGGCACTCCAAAATACTATCGCAAAGTACAAGCCAAAGTTCTCAGTGATACAGGGGAAGAAGAAAATGCGAGCGAACCGGTTTTGTTAGATGGTGATGGAGGCTTGTTAATCAACACGACTCCCGGCAAAGAAGAGTACATAGAGTTTCGGACGAAGCCAGAAAAGAATTGGGGCTCATTGAGTTTGCCTTCGACTGTGGCGGAGGGAATTTAATATGGCTGATGGTAATGAAGGTGTCTTGATCCGAAAAAGTGACGCAGCGATGCTTGGCAAAGTTGCTCGCGAATTCAATGCTCTTCCAAAGTCTGAAGTTGGTGCCCGTCGATCGTCACCGCAAAGTGGAACAAGAGCAGATTACAATATCATCGCGATATACAACAACTCTTCGGTCGTGTTGGAACCCACCAACGTTATTCAAGTTTCAAAGGATGGTTCTTTTTCAGAACGTTCTCCTATTATGACACGGCAACTCGGATCGGTTGCTTGGTATGCTTATGCACCAAATGAAGGGATCCCATATGATTATGTCGTGATGCAAACGAAAGCTCCCATAGGAGGAGTTGGGCAAGGATTGATTGCAGGCGTCACCAAAGTTCGTCTGGATGATGCGGACGAAGGATTATATGCCAATCCCCAAGTTGATAATATCACCCACATGAAATCAGTAGTGGTTGGAAAATACAAAGTGCTTTATGTGGACACGGCTGGGAATTCTGATACATGGGGTTATGTTTTATTGGGTTCTTCTTCTTCTTCGGGCGAGGAGATTGATGCCGAAATACTCACTTCAACTTCTGCTGGAGATAACAAATGGACATATAATTTCCGACAGGTTGAAAAACTAACTGCTGGTTATGGTGCGTGGACGGTGAAGGCAGACGGAATCACCGGAACCAACGCAGCATACAATCGCGTTGAAGATATGAATGCTGCCACAGGGGTTCAGGGTAACGGTGTTGATGTAGCAAATCTCGATCCCGCAGAAACGGGGGCCGATACGTTTGATTTTCAGGCGTGCCCATCAGGAGTCATAGTCAGGCTTCGTGCATATAACCTTTCGGACGAATCTGTTGAGTATTGGTTTAGTTATGAGAATGGCATTGACGGGGGGTGCAGCTGATGGGTGGTAATAATCTTAGAGCGGGATGTTGCTG